AAGGTAATACAATGTCAGATTTTATTCCTATGTTACATGGTAAACCATACCTTGACATGGTAAAATATGTTGAGAATATTATTGGTAAAGGCGAATTGGTTCCTGAAGGTGCCTCAAGCCGTAAACTTAAAATGACTACAGGTATTATTGGTCTTGTAAAGAAGGCCTTGGATGGTACAGAGTTAGATAACTTTAAACTTACGATTGCAAATGCTAAAAACCTTACCGAACAGAAGAGATATTATGCAAGTAATTATGGTATAGAAAACTTTGTAGATATTGTAAATGGTAAAACACAAGATATAGTAAAGGCACCAAACTATGACAGATACAATGAAAAAGAAATCATAGAATGGTGGAGAAAAATGGCAACCAAAAGATTTGATAATCTAAATAAGGATGGTCGTTTAAGAAAAGACCTAGAAATATGGTCAGCAGATAGTAACATTGATATTATCAGATGACCTACGCTTGACTTTTATGATGAACTATGGTATATTAGTAACAATGAAACGGAGATAATATGAGCAATTTTTTAAAAGATATAATTAAAGAGACAGGTAATGAATACGCCACACTTGTTAGTGATGGTGTTGACGGTGCTGACGTTACTAGTTTCGTAGATACAGGAAGTTATGCTTTCAACGCCTTACTTTCTGGTTCTATATACGGTGGTATGCCAGGTAATAAGATTACTGCTATCGCTGGTGAAGCCGCAACAGGTAAAACATTCTTTGCATTAGGTATATGCAAATCATTTTTAGAATCAAACAAAGACGCAGGTGTAATCTACTTTGAATCAGAGAGTGCAATCTCAAAAGAAATGATTGAAGATAGAGGTATTGATTCTAGTAGAACAGTAGTAGTGCCAGTTGCCACAGTACAAGATTTTAGAAGTCAATCAATTAAGATTGTTGACAAATATTTGGAACAACCAGAAGACAAGAGACAACCTTTGATGTTTGTCCTTGACAGTTTAGGTATGTTATCTACTACAAAAGAAATGGAAGATACTGCCTCTGGTAAAGAGACAAGAGATATGACTAGAAGTCAGATTGTTAAATCTACTTTTAGAGTATTGACACTTAAACTTGGTAAAGCAAATATTCCTATGATAATGACCAATCACACCTATGATGTAATTGGTTCTATGTTTCCACAAAAAGAAATGGGTGGTGGTTCAGGCCTTAAATATGCAGCCTCATCAATTATCTATCTAGGTAAACGTAAAGAGAAAGACGGTACCGAAGTAGTAGGTAATATCATTCGTTGTAAAAACTTCAAGTCACGATTAACAAAAGAAAATGCACAAATAGATGTCAAACTAACCTACAAGAGAGGTCTTGACAAACACTATGGTTTAATTGAACTTGCTGAAGAAGCAGGTGTATTTAAAAAGGTGTCAACAAGATATGAAATGCCAGATGGTACAAAAGTATTTGGTAAGAATATCAATGATGACCCCGAGAAGTATTTTACAAAAGAGGTATTAGATAAGATTGATGAACAAGCAAAACGAAAATTTAGTTACGGACAAGACGAAGACTAAACGTTTTACATTTGCACAAAAGGAGGGCGAAGAGTTTTCTTGCGTCAAAATCCTTGAAGGTAAATACAAAGACGTAATCTACAACTATGGTAGAGTTGCCTTTGCACCTGAATCAGAAGAGAAGCCTGATGGTAAACTTCCCATGAAGTTTGACTATACTATCAGAAGAAATCCAAATGATTTAGATTTGCTTGACAACAAAGAGTTTATAGATTATATTGGTGATATTTTATTAGAAGTATTAGAGGAACAAATTAAAAGTGGTACAGCAATCCGTGAGTAGAATAGAACAAACAGTATTAGAAAACCTTTTCTTTAATGAAGAATATACACGTAAGGTATTACCTTTCATTAAAGTTGATTACTTCAGCAATAGAACTGAAGCAATTTTATTTGAAGAGATATTTAATTTTGTTGAGAAGTATAATAATCTTCCTACAAAAGACGCCATTAATATTGAACTTAATTCTAAAAAAGATATTAACGAAGAAGAGTTTAAACAGTTAAGAGTTTATATATCTTCACTACAACCAAATGTATCCGATATGCAATGGTTGTTAGATACTACAGAGAAGTTTTGTAAAGACCGTGCAGTACACAATGCTGTGTTATCTGGTATTAAAATACTAGACAACAAAGATAAGAAACAAACACCAGAGGCAATACCTCATATCTTATCAGAGGCATTGGCCGTTTCATTTGACAAGTCTGTTGGTCACGATTACATTGAAGACGCTGATGACCGATTTAAATTTTACCATACTAAAGAAAAGAAGTATCAATTTGATTTAGATTACATGAATAGAATCACCAAAGGTGGTGTTCCAAGTAAAACTTTGAACATTGCTCTAGCAGGCACAGGCGTTGGTAAATCATTATTCATGTGTCATTGTGCTAGTGCATTTTTGACACAAGGTTTAAATGTATTATACATCACATTAGAAATGGCCGAAGAAAGAATTGCTGAAAGAATTGACGCTAACTTACTTGATGTTTCTATGGAAGATTTACATGTCATGCCTAAAGATATGTATGATAGTAGAATGAAAAAACTTACCGATAAGACTATTGGTAAATTAATTGTCAAAGAATATCCGACTGCTTCTGCTCATAGTGGTCACTTCAAGGCATTATTCAATGAACTAGCATTAAAGAAATCTTTTAAACCAGATGTGGTGTTTATAGATTACCTAAATATCTGTGCTAGTGCAAGATTTAAAGGTGGTAATATATCATCTTATTTTTACATTAAAGCAATTGCAGAAGAATTAAGAGGTCTTGCAGTTGAACATAATGTACCTATCTTTAGTGCAACACAGACAACTAGAAGTGGTTTTACTTCTACTGATATTGGACTAGAAGACACGTCAGAATCATTTGGTCTACCGGCAACGGCAGACTTCATGTTTGCTTTGATTAGTAATGATGAACTAGAACAACTAGGTCAGATGAAAGTCAAGCAGTTAAAGAATAGATACAATGACCCTAGTATGAACAGGTCATTTATCATTGGTGTTGACAGAGCCAAAATGAGATTGTTTGATGTAGGGCAACAGGCTCAAAATATTGTTGATAGTAACCAAACAAATACACCATTTGAAAAGAAAGAGAAAGCATACGACAAATTCTCTGACTTCAAAGTATAGTATATGCCAAAAAAGAAGACACAAAAAGTAAGATTTCATAAAGGTGATAGGAGACCAGGCGGATTGGAACAGAAACTAAAATACATTAAGAAGTTAACCAAAAAAGGTAGAAAAATACTATGGCAGGTTATAGAACAACCTACTAATACTATTATTAAAACTTTCTTTTTTGAAGAAGACGCAGATAAACTTTGTAAGTTTCAAAATAAACATCTAGTGTGGTCCGTAAACGGTGGTGTTCCATCATTTCTTTCAGAAGGTAAAATCAAAAAGTAGCTTGCCATAACCGGAAAGTGTGTTATAAAATGTACCTAAATAGTACATGGAGAACACATGATTTCAGGAAAAGAAAAAGTATACCTAGAACAACTGGCTGCCAAGAGTACGTCTGTTTTAGTAGAGCAAGCTAAAAAGTCCACAAAGACACATAAAGTATTTTATCTACAGACAAACGACAGACCTACTAGTCGCCAAAAGGTACAAAACGCATTAAAGAAAGATAAGATACCTTATAGACAATATAAGACTTCTATATCTTCCGAAGATATTACCGAGTTTGCATTAGGTCCACAAGGTTATCGTTTTGTTTACAAACCAAAAAGTGGTGGTATGACAGAAACTACCTTGAATGCCACGATTACTGAACTTGTACCTTGTTTGATGTATCTTAATAAGATAGAAGAAAAAAATGTAGATAGATTGTATGAAAAGATTGTATCATTAAATCAAGCAAAACAAAAATGTTATCTATCTAGTACAGAGGTCAAATCAGGTTCAGATTTTATTGAGGCATTTCCAAATTCATCTTTATATTCTTTGAAGATGACCAATGCAATGGCAATTAATAAATTCTTACATGATATTGCTAGAAAACAAAGAGTTAAGAATGTTTGGTGGACTTATCGTAAGAAACCACAAGGTGTTCCTGCTAACTCTCCGGCTGATATAGTAATTGAATTTTATCCTAATAAATTATTAGGTGTAAGTTTGAAAGCTGGTACTGCCTCATCAGCAGAACCACTTTTAAATACATATATCAATCCAATATATTCTTATATGTTTGGTGACAGTAGTAGTCAATTACAAAGACTCAGAGATACATTATATAAAAATGTGTATTCTAAAATACCAAATGTACCAACAAACAGTTATGATGGTGCTAATAGAGGTGCAACATTAGATGTATTAGAACAATACGAAAGAAATTTTCCACAAGATTACGAAAGACTATATGATACAGGTCTTGCCATTATCAGAAATGCTTTAGGTTATTCACTAACAAAAGATATTAATAAGTTTCGTAAGTGGTGTAGAACAGAGATATTAAAAATGTCAGATGTGCCTGTTATGATTATCAAAGCAGTAGGTGACCAGTATGAAGAGGTAAAAGACGGTAACCAATTAAGTGTTTTACTTGCAACAGTAACTAACGTTCAAGCAAAACCAAGTACATCATCTAAACAGAATTTTAATATATGTTTATACGAGGGTACAAAGGTAATAGGTGAAATGAAAATGTCAGTA